TTTCTAGATTCTATTTGATTTGTCATCGATTGTAGCTGTTGTTGTATCTGTGGATTCATCGCAGCCATCTGTTGCATCTGCATCATCTCTGCCATTTGCTCTCTAAATTCCAATTGTATCTGTTCTTGAGCCATAATTGATATGTGTTCAAGTATATTTTTCTGTATTGCAGCCATAATTGCTGGATTATTTCTAACCATGTTGGTTGACATAAAATTTAAATGCGCTGTGATGTGTGCTCTGTGGTCTTGACCAGGAAAAGCCTGAAAAGGTTTTCCTGCCATAGCGTTTATGTGTTCCATACTTGGGTCCATCGGTGCATTTGGTGCAGGTGGAGGCAGTACAGCGTCAACATTTTTGACACCGATCGCCTCGTACATGTTTCTATATATCTGATACATGTTATGTAATTGTGGATTTGATGTTGCAAGTTGTAATTGCGTCTGTGCCATCGTGATTCTTTGAGACATAGAAAATATATTTGGGTCCGCGACTGGTATGACATCTATTCTATCATCAAAGTCTGCTTGTTTTATATTTCTCTGCGCACCCACAACATCATACGGATACTCTGGTGGCAGATATTGTGAAACCACTTTTGCTAAAATCTTAAATTCATCTTTCATTGCCGCATAACATCTCTTGTGTATCGCAGACATCACACGTGAACCTCTTTCAAGAAGAGCAATCGTTGTACCAACAGCAGCGTTTTGTTTTGTTTCTCCTATCTGCATGTCGGCTATAGATGCAAATCTTTGACCTGCCTGAACAACAACTCCTAATAATTGTAATAGTGTTGGTGATGGTTCTTTGTATGGCAATGGAAAGAAAGCATCTCTCAAACTACCGCCTGGTGCATCAACGTCTTTGAATTCACCTGGTTGTATTGGTGATGCTTCATCTCTAACTCTTACGCCCCTTTGTTTAAATCCTGCAGGTAGGTTTGCTAATGTTCCTGCATCTAGCAACTGACGGAGAGCCGTAGTTGCAGTACGGCTCAATCCGCCAATCATGTGAATGAGTCCAAAGCCATAAAATCCTAGTCCTGGCAGAAATTTGAAGTGGACAAAATATTGGATTTTACTTTTCTTTAGATCATCGGGCGCATAGTTCCTTCTGATAGAAAGAACTGTTCGGGTACCTTCGTCAACAGTTACGATGTAAGGTAATTTTATTCCTGTTGGTTGATTGTCTGCACCAACATCTTCGAAACCTTCTAGGTCTAAATTTACATGACACTCTAGTAAAGTATAGATTGGTTCTGGCTTACCAGATTTTTTTGTGCCATCTAATTCTCTTTCTTTTTTCTCAACATC